GCTAACAAAGCAAAAGATCACACACCATCAGACAACATTAAAGTTGAACCAAAAAAGGCTTAATTAGTCTTTTTTAACTGAAAGGAAGTAATCAATGGCAAGAAAGTTATATGAATATATGAGTCCCGAAGCGGCAAATGTCCAAATTATGGAAGGAGCCGACGGAAAGGAACTATTCATGGCTGGTCTTTTTATCCAAGGCGATGTAAAAAACCAAAACGGTAGAGTATATCCCAAGGACGAAATTAAAAAAGCCGTTGAGAGCGTAAGATCAAGGCTTTCTCAAGGTGAAACTGTAATGGGAGAATTAGATCACCCAGAAGAATTACAGATTAACTTAGATAGAGTAAGCCACATTATTACTGATATGCATTGTGATGATGCAAATGGTATAGGAAAACTTAAAATCATAGAGACACCGATGGGTAATATTGCAAGAGCATTATTAAAAGCAGGCGCAAAACTTGGTGTATCAAGTAGGGGTAGTGGTAACGTTAACGAAAGTGGACGAGTTTCCGACTTTGATATAGTAACAGTTGACATTGTGGCACAACCAAGTGCACCTGATGCTTACCCAAAAACAATCTATGAGAGTTTGTTTAACATGCGTGGAGGCGCTCAATTATTTGATACCGCTTCTGCGTTAACACACGATAAAAGTGCAGAAAGACATTTAATGAAGGCTATCACTGGCTTCATAGATGAACTTAAATTATAAGTAGGAGACTACTATGGCAGTGAACTTTAAAGACTTGCTTGAAAATACAGAGTTAACTGAAGAAGTTAAGTCTGGTATTCAAGAAGCATGGGAATCTAAAATCTCTGAAGCAAGAGAGGAAATCACTGCGGAACTTAGAGAAGAATTTGCACAGCGATACGATCATGATAAAAATCAAATCGTTGAAGCAGTTGACAATTTTATCTCAGAAAAAGTTGAAGCAGAGATTGCCACAATAGCAGAAGAAAAGGACAACCTTGCAAAAGACAGAGTCAAATATCACAAAGCCATTAGTGAACATGCTAAACTACTTGACAAATTTGTAACTTCAGCAGTTGCAAAAGAAGTCAAAGAACTTCGTGCAGACAGATCAAGAGTTAGTGAGCATGTTGCAAAATTAGATGATTTTGTAACAGAATCACTTGCTGGCGAATTGGCTGAATTCCACGAAGATAAAAAATCATTAGTAGAGCAAAAAGTCAAAATGGTAAGAGAAGGCAAGAAGCAATTAGCAGAAGCCAAAAAAGATTTCATCAAGAAAGCCGCTAATAAGGTCGAAGGCGTTATTAACAAGGTTATTACTGAAGAAGTTAAATCTTTCCGTGATGATATTACTAAGGCTCGTGAGAATGACTTTGGTCGTAGGATTTTTGAAGCCTTTGCAAACGAGTACGGTACAAGTTACCTAAACGAAGCAAAAGAAATCAAAAACATACAGAAACAGCTCGCTGAAATGGAAACTAAACTTAACGAATCTCAGAAAGCAATTTCAGAGAAAGAAGACGCAGTTAAATTAACTGAGTCTAAGTTAAGAGTCGCTAACGATCGTTTCGAAAGAAAAGAGAAGTTAAATGACTTATTAGCACCATTAGGCAAAGAGAAGAAAGAAATTATGTCAGATTTACTCGAAAGTGTTAAGACAGAGAACTTAGAGAAGCAATTCAATAAGTATCTCCCATCTGTTTTAGATGGCGAAACACCAAGAGCAAAGAAGACATTGTCAGAATCTGTTGTCAGTGAACATACTGGTAACAAAAAGGCAACTGTGTCTGCAGAAGCCGATGACAAGGCTGATGATGTCGTTGAACTCGACATGATCAGAAAATTAGCCGGACTTTCAAAATAAAGGAGTTAAAAAATGGCAGATTTATTTGAGAGCAACTGGTCGGCAACTAAAGAAGCATTAATGGAAGGTGTTTCTGGAAACAGAAAAACAACATTAGATGTGGTCCTCGAGAACAGCAAAAGATACTTGCAAGAGGCCGCAACTGCAGGCTCAACAGGTGCCGGTTCAGTAGCAACATTAAACAAAGTAATGTTACCGTTAATTAGAAGGGTTATGCCTTCTGTTATCGCTAACGAGCTTGTTGGCGTACAGCCAATGAGTGGTCCAGTTGGACAAATCCACACACTAAGAGTCAGATATGCTGAATCTGGTGGTGGCGCAACAGCAGGCGATGAAGCATTAAGCCCATTCGTACTTGCTAA